CGAGGTGGCGAAGGAGCGCGATACGCTCAAGAGCACGCTCGATAAGATCGACAGCCCGATCGGCGCCGGCGGAACCCCGGCGGGCGCTCATACCGGAGAGCAGGGCGGATCCAAGGCCGTACTGCGCGAGCTGATGGCGCGCAACAACCTCGAACCAAGTGAAGTTGGCTTGTAACGGCCGGCCCGTGTGAACGGGCCAGCCGATCGAGTCCCGGCGAGCGTGGCCGGGACAACCCCACCAGGGGGCGCAAGGGGCGAACGCAAAGAGCCACCGGGTGCTCAAATACCCGAGGCCGGCAACGAGCCGGCTGACCGTTAGAGGTCCTGGCGAGCGTGGCCGGGATCCGCCCGAAAGGGCGCAGGGGCGAACGCAAAGAGCCGCCGGGTGCTTACACAACCCGAGGCGCTCCGCAGGCGCTTAATGCTGCGAGGTCGGCGAACAACCGGCTTCCATCCCCCGCAGGCAATAAGCAGTGGCGCGACTCGAGGAACGTATTCGGAGGCTCTTTTCATGGCGAACGATCTCAACACCATTCTCGACGATGCCGGCAACAGGGCACTGGTCGAGAAGTATCTGTCCGAGAAATTCATGGAGCGTCAGGACTTCGGCACCGTGCTTGCGAACTCCGACAAGGCGCAGGAATTCAAGCTGCCCGAGAAGAAGGGGCAGTACGTGGAGATGATGCGCAAGGGGCGCTTCCGCATGCCCCAGAACGTCAACCTGGCGACTCCCAGCGCCGATCCGCTCTCCGGGGCGAAGATGGCGCTCGAGAAGCTGCGGGTGCCGCTGGAGGCCGTGCACGAGTATATCGCGCTCGACTCGATCGCGATGTGGACGAGCATCGTCGACCTGGTCGAATGGGCCGAAGAGGACCTGATGGTCGCGCTGCGGCGCCGCTTCCACCAGCTCACGCAGAACGCCTTTGTGGCGGGCCGCATGACCCCTGGCGTGTGGGGAGCTGACGGGGTTGCCAGCACCGCGTTCGACGCAAGCGCGGCGGCGACGCTGTCGGCGCACGGGCTGTCCTTCACGTTCGATCCGGCCCCGCGCTTCTACCCTGGCGGCAAGAGCGCGTTCAACCTGATCGGACCCGTCGACCGGGCGAGCTGGAGCGACCTGGAGGCGATGCGCACGCGCATGGCCAACAGCGGCGCGCCCAAGACCGAGGGCTGCTACGACGTGACGCTCTCCGACGCGATGGCCAATGACCTGGGCAAGGACGACAAGTACTTCCAGGCCATGGTGGCCGCGTTCAAGGGCGAGGGCCTCAAGAAGGGCGAGATCGCGCAGTACAAGGGTATGCGCTTCTCGATCGACGATGAGCCCTTCGCGCTCGGTTACGGCGACAGCGTCGCCCGGGTCGAGGGCGGCCCGATTCACGCGGCGTTCATGTACGCGCGCAAGGCGTTTGCCTACCTCAACCACGGCGGCAAGAACCGCATGAAGCCGACCTTCAAGGTGCAGGACATCTCGAAGACCGGGACGGAAAAGACCATCGGTTACATGGTCCCGTTCCAGGCGGCGATCGCGACGCCTCCGTGGACGTTCACCTACGTCGCTCCGGTGAGCGAATACCAGAAGAACGATTAGCCTGCGGCGCCCCCGGGCGGGGGCGCAAAGGGCGGCGGGGGTGCCACTCCCTCGCCGCCCGGCTCTACTGAGAAAGGCCGAAGGCTGAAGGCTGACGGCCGAAGCGAGAAACGATACCGAGAACCTGAACAAGGGGACGAGACTGTGAAGCGAGGAATGGTACGAGGAAGCGGCACGAGCGCGGCGGCCCTGGGGTTTGCCGGGCCGGAGCCGGGCCAGATGATCTGCAAGTCGCTGAGCTACACCTGCGATGCGACCGGCACGCTCAAGTTCTACCTGGCGCGCGAGGCGACGATCTGCGCCCTGGCGCTGGCGAACGGGACGGGCCTGAAGATCAACACCGATGCCGCCGGCAAGGTCGGCGGGGCGCTGATCACGACAAGCGACATTGTGCTGGTCATGCACTCGGGGGCGAGCGGCGCGCAGCTGCGCACGGTCTCCTCCGTGGCGGCTGTGAGCTCCGGCACGGTCACTCTGACGCTGGGCGCCAACGCGACGGCGGCGCTGGGCGACAAGATCTACATCGTGCGGGCGGCCGACATCCACACGATCGTGACCGCGGCCGAAACCAAGACCGACCTGGGGGCGCTGTTCTGCAGCTATCCCCGCATGCCGGTTGCCGTGGAGCTCGCGGGCTCGACGGGCGCCAAGCACTTCTCCGCCTTGTACGAGGTGGAGGACATCTAGAGGTTAAGGGTGGCCCGGGCGGGGTGGACGAACCCGCCCGGGCTGCAGTTTGGGCGGAACCCACCCCGCCCTTCGGGCACCCCTCCGAGGAGGGGATCAGGATAGCGGAAAGGGAAACCCATGGCAGCCAAGGTGAGCGCGATTATTGCGGACTGCGTGCAGCAGGGGCTTGGACTGCCGCGCGACCCGATTGCCCTGGACATTCTTGAGCTCGCGCTTGGGTTCTACAACACCCGCGGGCGAATCATCTTCGACAGCTGGCCCTGGGACAACCGCAAGGCCGATGAGTTCACCGCCACGGCCGACGCCAGCGGCTACATCGCCATGCCGATCACCATCGGCGTTGTGCGGGCGGTCCGGCAGATGACGCCGGTTGGGGACGGCGTCCGGATCTGGGCGCAGGATGAGCTGCTCGCCGCGGCCCAGGGCGAAAGCGTGGCCTCCGACCGCTTCTTCCATGTGGCCGATGCGGCCGGGTGCAAGCGGATCCGCGTGGATGCCGCCGAGGCGGCCGGAAAGAGCTACCGCGTGCTGGCGCTGCTGCGCTGGGTCGATGTCACGATCGAGAGCACCTATAGCGCGCTCGCGCCCACCGCGACGCCTACGGACTACCGCGTGGCCACCTTTCCCCTTGAGTTTGCCGAGCCGGCGCTGCGCGAGGCCGTCATGGACGGGCTCCGAAGCTTCGACGGCGAGGCCGAGCGCGGTGAGTGGCAGGCGCTGGTGCGCCAGGGGCACAAGGTCGAGAACCAGGACGCGGACCGCGAGCTGCGCGTTAACCCGCGGTCGCCAATGTTCGAAGAGATTGGGAACTGGGACAGATGAGAACGGTAATCGGACAGGCGAATTTCGGCGGCGGCATGGATGCCCTCAATCCTGGGCAGACCCAGTATGTCGATAGCCTGAATATCGCGATCCGCGACGGCAAGGCCTCCACACGCCCGGGGATCCGCCGGCTCTGGCGCCAGGGCTATGGGTTCGACACCGCCTTCTACTTTAACCAGGACAATGCCCGCTACAACGACGCGGATCATACCGGCTTCTGGTTCGACGCCTTCGAGTTCGTTTCCATGCACTGGGCCGGGGTGCAGACGGCGGCCGTCATACGCCGCCCGAGCGACGAGGCGGAGCGGATCGTGTTCGTGACCGGCGGCATTCCCTACCTGGCAGCCAACGGGTACGCCGAGCGGATCGCCTGCGCGGTTGCGGTCGGGGCCGATGAACAGCTTTCGATCGTACAGGCGGGCGACTACATCATCATGTTCCGGGGTGAGGCGCTCGCGCCGCTCTGGTGGGATGGCAGCGCCATGGGCTTCGTGGCAGTGCCCACGCCGGCGCCGGAACTGGGCGACCCGATGCCGCAGGCCTCCGGGGCGGTCTATCACGCTGCAGGCCGGCTGTGGACCTTCCGCGATCGCGACGACGTGTGGGCCTCCGACATCCTCGACGTCCAGAACTGGGACGAGGCCGGGCAGCTGTTCTCGATCAAGCCCGGGGACGGCGATGAGATCGTCGCGCTGCATCCGTTCCACGGGGACACGATCCTCGTCTTCAAGCGCAACTCCGTGACCGCCATCGTCAATGTCACGGCCGTTGTGGACACGCAGGCAGATCCTCCGGAGACGCTTGCCGATTACGTCGCCGCCGAGGTGATCGATGCGGAGAACGGCCTGGCGGCGCCGGCGGCGAAGGTAACGGTGGGCGAGGATGTCTGGTGGCTGGCCTGGGGCGGAATCCTGAGCCTGCGGCGAAACGGATACGGAAACCTCGAGCGCCAGCCGGTCGCCATCAGCAAGCCGATTCAGCCGCTGATCGACCGCATCAACTGGGATGCCGTCGCGCGCGTGCAGGCGACCGTGTTCGACAACTATGTTCTGTGGGCGGTGCCGCTCGATGGTTCCACGGAGAACAACGGGCTGCTCGTCTATGACCTGCTCGCGCCCGGCGCGGAGGGCGGCGCCTGGGTGGGCCTGTGGCAGAGCCAGGGGCGAATCCTCTCCGTGCGCTCCTTCTTCCGGATGGGGCGCAAGGCGCTGTACCTGGACGCCGACGGGGTGGTCCGGGAGCTGTTCGTCGACGACATGCGCGACAGCGACGAGGCCCTCGCGGATACGCCGGAGTTCGATGCTGCGACCGACTACCAGATCGGCGCGCTTGTGCGCTCGCCCTCCGGTGGGGCCCCCGCGATCTGGCGGGCGGCCGCGTCCGGATCCGGCGAGACGCCCGGCACCGGCAGCCAGTGGGTTCTGGAGACTGATCCGCAGCACGTCTATGACATCGCAACCGAGCTCACGAGCCGGCTCTTCACTCTCGATGACGGGCAAACGCCCTTCAAGCTCAGCCGCGCGGAGATCCTCTTCCGGCACCAGGCGCCGCGGGTGAGTGTGTGGATCCGCAGCGCGGACTATCGCACCGAGGCGGCGCTCTTCGAGGCCGTGGAGTATGCGGCCACGGAATATGACGTGGCGGGGCGCGCCCCCTGGGCGCCGGCCACGGACGCGGCCGGCCTCACGGCGCCACACCGCAAGGACTACACGGTCCGGATCGGCGAGGACGGCCTGCTGATCGGGACGGCGGGGGTCAGGCTGGGCGTGTGGGAGACGCACGCGCTGCGCTTTCTGCGGCGGATGATCAATGACAGGTCGGTCGGACTGCGGCTGCGCTCCGATCGCGGCCGGATCCGGGTTGAGGCGCTGACCATTCCTGTCGACGTGCGACGGGCGGCGGTGACCGCGACGGTTTAGTTGGAAGGGAAAAGAACCATGACAATTTCAGCAGACACTTTGGTTCGGGGACAGCAGTTCGAAGGCGCGACCGGGGAGATGAACGGCGAGAAGCTCGAGGACCTGCTCACGCGCGCCACGCTCGCGAACGGCTCCGAGCTGCTAGACCAGGCGACGCTGGAGACCTTCCTCGATGAGGTCCTGGCCGTCTATCGCGCCCGGGTGAAGGCGGGGAGCATTACCAGGGCGCACCAGGCGGCAGAGGCGCGGATCCCCACGGGGTGCGTCATGGCGTTTGCCATGGAGACGGCGCCCACCGGATGGCTGGAATGCGACGGGGCGGCGGTCTCCAGGACAACCTACGCCGACCTGTTTGCGGCGATCGGGGAGCAGTGGGGCGAGGGGGACAACTCAACCACGTTCAACCTGCCGGACCTGCGCGGAGCGTTCCTCCGGGGATGGAATCACGGCAAGCCTAGCGGGATCTTTGACCCGAATGCTGACGCGCGCACGCCGGCCACGGGCGGCACGGCGGGGGATCATGTCGGCACGGCGCAGACTGGGCAGAACATGGCGCACACACACACGGTGATCGGCTCATCTGGTAGCCCCACCGCGTATCTATCTAGCTCGGTATGGGCTCCCGGCGCGGTGGCGGCCGGGGTGGCGAGCGGGGCGGCTAGTCCGGCCGGTGGGACTGAGACGCGGCCGGGGAATAAGAGCGTGATGTACGCGATCAAGATCTGACCGAGTTGACCGAGTTGACGGGGAGTTACAAGCATGAGTGTTGTGAATGCCAATGTGAGCGCGGGGAAGGTCTTTGTGCCGGATGCGGCCGGGCAGGTCCTGCTCATGCCGGCGGATCTCAACCGGATCGGCGTGCCGACGGTGTCGGTCAATCTGAGCGACAAGATCGCCGCCGAGGACCTGAAGGCCTCTGCCGTGACGGCCGCCAAGCTGGCGGATGAGGTGGCGGACCGGATCCAGCGGGCCAGCATTGGAGTAGGCGCCAGCGTGGCGGCCGGTAGTGCGATCGTGGCGCAGATTCAAATTCTGGATGCGCAGGGGAACAACCTGGCGGCCAAGTGCGTCGTGCGCTGGTGGATCAGTGATGCGAACTCTGCTTCCTCTGCGGCGCTCGTGCCTTGCGCGACGAAGCCGACTTCTCATAGCTACGTGGCCGGGGGCGCCGTCATTGCCATGGACGACAACGTTACCGCGCTTGGTGTGACCGACGCCACGGGGCTGTTGGGGCTTTCGTTCACCAATAGCGGGGCGAAGACGGCGTATGTGTATGCCAGCGTCGGAGGGCGGCTGGTGGCGGGGAGTCGGGCGCTGGTGTGGAGTTGAGGAAAGGCTGAAGGCAAAAGGCTGAAGGCTGAAGGAAAAGGGAGAAGACCATGAGGAAGCCTGTGAGTGTGACGGTGAGCAATGCTTCGAAGCTGATTTTGCCGGCGTGTCAGCCGGTGCCTGCGGACATTGGGGCGCATGAGGTGGGGGCGGCGGTCAGTTATGGCGACATCATCGAGACGGCCGCGGGGCGGCGGTACTGGTGCGTGGTGGCGGGGAGCACCCACGCGGAGACCGGCGAGCCCACGCATGAAGATGGGGACGCGGCGGACGGGACTGTGACCTGGCGCCGGCTGTGG